CTCTTCTAAAACCTGAGAATCCTAAGTTTAACGCCATCTCTTCGTCATTGTCAAAAAGACCATATGAAGTCCCACCAGCGCCATAAGCGTTTTGAGCGGCTAACATATCATCAATATCAAAAGCAAATTGTCTGTCAACAAATAATACGTTTTCTTCAATTGCTCCTTGCTTGTCTAGACGACTAATCACATTATCAAAGTCAGCTAACACTGTTGGGTTTCCACCGTCCCAGATATTACCTCTTTGTTGTACAGCATAGAAAATACCATCAGATCCAGCTCCAGGATCAGCAGCACCACCTGCACTACCAAGAATGGCAGCAGCACCTGAGTTTGTCTCAGCGGGTACAGCTTCAATCATTGCTGTTTCTAGATAATCGTCAAATCTAAGTCTTGTTTCATGCTCAGATTTAAGATACCATAGGTATCCTGTTCCACCATCTTCAGTTGTAATCTCAATCCATCCAATTTGAGCCATATCAGATCCAGATACATTGTAAGTATCTTTGATAATAATAGGCTTGTTGTCAAAGATGAAATCATTTGATTCAAGAGATCCAGCCATTCCAGCAGTACCTTTTTTAAATTCAGATCCATAGATGAATACAGTTACGTCGGCATTACCAACACCTGTACCAGCAGTTACTAAACCTCCAGCTTCGTAGAAGTCAGCAGTAAACTGTCCTCTTCCACCGCCAGCATTATTAACCGCACTTACTACAGCTTTATTTGAACCTGAGCCATCGTTTTGTACAACAACTACTGTCTGTCCAACTCTAATAACTTGCTCTGCAGCTGTAGGATCTAGTACATCATTAACTTGAAATACAACTTGGTCAGCCGCACCAGCTCCTGCTGATCCAACATTAGTGTATTTAGTATGTAGTCTACCTTGCTCTGCCCATTTGATTAAGTCAGAGTTAGTAGGCATCTCAGCACCCACCATACGTAGGAAAGATGAGATAGTTCTGTTACCGTAACGCTCAAATTCTTTTTCGTAAGTGTCAGGTAAATATTGATTTAACCAATCAAAATCTGCATTGGTTAGATAATTTTGCGCTGTCGGAGTTCTCTCTGAACTGGGCGTTAGCGCAAAGGTAGGGGTACTTTTGACTTGTCCTGCCATGATAATAAATTTTTAATTAATAATTAAGTTCGTTTTACACTTTTAATTCTCAGCCCATTGCTTGAAGGCGATGATACTGATTTAACTTGAAACCCAGATTTAGCAACTGCTTCAGGTGTTGAGCGTTCAGACATATCAATATTTTTAGTCTTACGCATTACATTTTCTGTTGCACTTGATTTACCTTGCTCATAAAAAAACTGAGCAAATTTTTCGGGATTCATTGCAATAGCTAAAGATCGGTGGTACCCTTCTGCATCTTGTAAAAGACCTTGATCGTCAATAAATTTATTTACAAAATTCATTGGTGTTTCTTGAGCTTTTTTTAATTCAGAAGCATTACCAGGTGTAAAGAATAATTCGCTTTGATCTAAATTGAACTTAAAACCTTTAAATTCATTGTTGAATATTTCGTCGCTTTTTTTGACAAACCATTCGCTTTTGCGTTTAGCCTCTTCCTGTTGACTTTGAGCCGTATTAACATACTGCTTATAAGCATTATATTCTTCAGTCTCAGCGAACTGGTTTTCTCTTGACTCAAGAGGCAACTTGTATTGTTCTTGCTGTTCCTTAAAATACTTTTTAGCTTTAGCAGTAATCTTTTTCTTTGATAATTTAATTTTTTTAATTGCTGAATCATCATCTATATCCTCATCGTATTCATAATCTTCCATCAAGGAATCTATGTCTTCAGGATCTAAACCTTCTTCAGTAATTGTCAAATATTCTCTTACCAAAGTATCAGGATTAACATCAGAGTAATCTCTTTGTAACTTTACAAAGTCTTCAATGCTTCTTCCTGTTTCTTTTTTATACTTAAAGTAAGCCGCAACATCTTCAGGCATTTCAGGAGCCTGTTCTCTTGCGGTAACCAATTCATCAATAGAATTGATTTCCTTACCGTATCTATTTCCAATATATGAAAGAACTTCTTCTTCGGATAACTCCTTAGATTCTTTAATTTCTTCTGAAGGTGCGTCAACGTTAGTTGTTTCTACATCTTCTACTTGCTCTTCAACTTTTTCTGTCGAATCACTTTTTTCATCTGCGCTTGACTTGTCCTCCGCGACTTCTTCAAACTTTAACTCTTGTTGAGCCTCATGCTTATCAAGCAACTCTTGTTCTACCTCTTGCACTGACTTTTCTTCAACACCAGTCAACTCTCTTACTTTAATTTCCATTAGATTTAGATTTGATTTTATTAATTACAAAGTTATATAATATATATATACGATTTAAGCACTATCTAGGCTCAAACTCAGCTAGGTCAAAACCATCCAAACTGTCTTCATTTGATTCAAAATTTAAAGGAGGAAGATTATTTTTTCTTTGGTTTATTAATTTGGACTGCTCAGTATTCTGCTGACTAATTCTTTCGCTTTTTGCGTTTTCTCTTGATTGTTCGCGATTAGAAAGGGCCATGCCGTCCATATTGCGTAACTGCAGATTATAATTAAACTCTTGCTCCATTAATTGGCTTTTAAGCTGGGCTTCAACTTTATTACGCTCTATTTCTAGTTGCATCTCCCCTTGCTTATACTTTAACTTTCCTTGAGTTTCGAGTTCTATTTTTTGTATGGCGACTTGTGCAGCCAACTCTTGAGATTTAAGTTGCTGCTGAGAAATCATTGCTTGCTTCTGCATCTCTCTTTGTTCGTCTTGCTCTTGTTTTGATTTACGTTTAACTTTAAGTAATTGATTTGCTAACTTAAGATTTTTAATCTCTCTTATATCTATAGCATCTTCTAAGTTAATGTCACCTTTTGATAAAGCCATTTGAATGTTTTGCTCAAGCATAGCTTTTTGTTCTTCATCAGGAGATAACTCTATAAATACGCCAAAGTCATAAATATATAAATCCGATATCTCTCCCAAAATACTAACATTGTATTTTCCTATTTTATTTACAAAGTCTTCTTTAAAATCTGCGTATTCTAAAATATCAGCCACCCTATACGTTAAGGCTTCCGCCAAAGTACGATATATGTAAAGACTTCCGTCTAATATATGACGGGTAGCTGTATTTGAGCTAAGCGCTGCTAATTTTTGAACTCCCACTAGTGCGTCTGAGTTAGGTGTTGACCCATCTCGTGCCTCATTTAATCCTGTTACCGACCTTATCATGTCTAAGTAATGATTGTAATTAGCTATCAACATTTGAGTCTTTGAAGCTCCAGAGTTACTAGTTAGCTGTTGTATAGGGACTTTACCTTGATTGTATTCACCTTCTTGGGTATAGCTTCTGCCAATCACACTACCAGTTTGAAAATAAAGTCTTAGTGCATCTTCTGGATTATATGCCGCACCAGTTCCAAGGTCTACTTCATTTAAACCATCAGCATCTATGTACACACCATCAGGCACAACTCTTGCAATAACTTGCTGTAGTTTTAAATGAGTCATTTGTATTAGGTCAGCAAAAGGAATCATTCTTCTTACTAGTGACTCAATAACACCTTTATACATACGAGGAGCAGCAGCCACATAATTAGGCATTGCATGCTGAGATGAAGACTTGGGACGCACCATATTCTTTGCTAACTCCCACTTGAGAATAATATTAGTACCCATGACCATAACGCCATCATACCAAACATCAATTGTTTTTTCTATCTTTTCAAACTTTCCGTCCTCAAGCATTTCATCAGGCGGATTAAAAGTATCATCCTTTTCGATCATACGGGAGGTTCCGTTGTCATTTACCTTTTTCTTATAGACCATTTTTTTGGTGGTCTTATAATTAAAGTAAAGCAGGGTACAGGTGTCACGATAAAATATATCATTCTCGTAATACTGTGCGGTATTGAAATAGTCATACCAGCTTTGACTATATTGAGATATCTTTTCAAGGTCTTCCGTTGTTAAGCTAGTGTCTATTTTATTTAATTCTGTTATAGAAACTGTTTTAATTTCACCCCAATAAAAACAATCTTTAAAAAAGGGATCTTCTGTATAACTATAAACAACGTTAGCAGGATCTACATACGAAACTTTTACGCCAGCCCCAGGTAAAAATTCATGCTTGGCTATGCCAAGGCCAACTACCATTTGATCATAATCTATTCTTTTTCTAATATCCTCATAATGGTTTTCGGCAAACATTGTATCTATTGCCTCTTCTTCCGCTATCTCTATAGCAGGTTTATAATTTAAATTCATATAAAGAGAAAGCTCTTCATCACTAGACGGTAAGTCATCGGGATTCATTATAAAAGGATCGAAGCCGGTGTTCTGTTGTACCGTATTCAAAATATCTTTTGCGGCCATTTGACCTTCAATCATATCTTGATACTTACTTCTTTTGGCTTGTGATAATGCGTCCTGAGCATACGCTTTGACTTTGAACAACCGGTCCTGCATACCATTAACTACGACATCAACAAATTTTGGTAGAATAGGAACAGGAGTCCAATCAAGATTAAGATAAGACAAGTCACCATCAACTGCTAATTCGTTTTTATATTTAGCTATTGACTGTTCTCCTCTTGCGTAAAGTCTTAATCTATTAAAGTCTCTCCACTGACTATAGTATCTACAGCCATTTGAATCTTTTCGAAACCATTCATATTGTATAGCTTGTCCTATCTGTAAACCAAATTCTTTGGTTGCTTTTTCTGAGTCTGATACAAACTGACTTGGAAAACCTACAGATGAAATATTAATTTTTACGTCTTCCATCTATTTGATTAATTCACTGTAATTTCCATTATTGGAATATCTAGCAAAGTTAAGATTTATTTTGTTTTGTTTTTGTTCCGGTAAATATAGGTTTTTCTGGTTCGCCATTATTGCTAAACCAGAGCTGATACTAGCATCAAACTTAGTCCTGTTACTAATATCAAACCGTGCCCACTCATCTAAGGTCCTAGTAAAATACATGCTGCCCATCTCAGAAGGCTCTCGATAAGCGCCCGACAAATCTAAACCAATATGCTTTTCAATATAAGACTCTATTGCAGATGCATGTGATTGTTTTACGTCTTCTGATGTATTTGGTATACCTCCTAACTCTTTTTCTGTTTTAGATAGTTTATTAAAATGTTTATCTGGACGATTCATAGAAAACCCGCGGTAGCCTCTGTTTTTAAAATGATAAAGTAATCTAGGTTTATTATTCTCTATTAGTATTGGCATACTATAAAACACACAAGCCATTAAAACTTCTTCAAAAAATATTTCTGCCGTCTGGGGCCTTGCAACGTATTCTAAAAAAAACTCGTTACTCGGAGCTTCTTCCATGTTAAATTTAGTTAATCCATGCAGCGCTCCATTAGATCCTCGTCCTACTACTGTTCCTGAAATATCATATGAGTCACAACCAAAGGCTCCAATATGCTCATTTAATGGGAAGTAGTGATTGTGCTTCTTATATTTTTTATTAGTTATGTTTTTATTTGGCATCCAAGAAACTTTGAATCTGCCTTTAGGGTCAGGAGAAAATATGACTCTAGAATCTTTGACCCCATTTTCCCAATAAAATCTACCTCTAGTAACATGTTGTTGTATGATTAACGAATCATTATAATCAATCTGTTGGTATATCTTTGTTAAGTTAAATAATGATGTTTTGCTCTCATCTCTAAAAGCATGTGACTCTGTCCTTGGAAATTGTCTGTAAAATTCATTTAAAGCATCGGCATCGTTTTTTAAAGAATCTACTTCGGCTTGCCAATAATCAATAGCGCCATTATTTATAAATTCATTATCTACTCCCAAAACCTTGTTTTCAGGCTTGTGTAATACAGGCATCCCGTGCTTATCTATAAACCCTTCCATGTTCCACTCCATAGGAATAAACAATGAGTACATACCGCTTTTGGTTTGCCCGTTACTATTCCTAGTTTCAGTGTTAGAATCTTCAAATAATTTTTTAAAGTTATCACCCCCCTTACTAAGAGAGTTGGAGGTAGACCCCATCATGCATTTACCAATAATTTTACTACCTAATCGTAGACACGTTTTGGTTACCCTCCAGTTGTTTAATATATTATTAGGCTTTATCCATTTTCCACTTTCGTCATGTACTAGCAATAAAAGTTTCTCGCCATCATAAGAGTTTTCGTCTGTATTTTTCCAGTCAATAGTGGTATCTAAACCATACATCTCATCATCTACAGCATCATACATATTTTTTTTAGTAATCTTGGACGCAGGTATTCTAAAAGCTAATTCTGTTTTAGGTTTATCCATTCCATCTTGAATTGGTTTAAAAAAGAATGGAAGTCTATTGGCAATAGGTACAACTTTATCGGTAAACATTTTTTTCGCGTCTGATCCTGTCTTTGACAGTATGCCAACCCTTGAATCTTTTACAAGAGTTCCAGTGTTAACGCACTCTGATGATCCCATAAAAGAAAATCCAGATCTTCTAATCTTAAGATATACTAATCCAAAAGAACGTTTGTCAGCTTTACATGCCTCCCAAAAAATAAAAAAAATTCTATTTGCTTCTCTAAAGTCTGGATAGCCAACGTCAATGCTAGTCCACTGAAGGTACATGTAGTGAGATCCAGTAATGTATGTGGGTTTGCCATTATTATAAAACCAATAGCCATCATCTCTACGATCAAATTCTTGTTCAATATAATCAACCCATCTGTTTTTAAAAACACTTGCCATTTCATTCCATTGGAATATGGATGGTATGCGATTTAGTTCTTTAGGTAATTCTTTTCTTTCCCAATACTGCTTATTTTTGGTGTCAGATCTTTTTTCAACTTTATTGGGCTCTTTAGGCAGAGCAATGTTTAAACCATTAATATTTACTATTTTTCCAATCTGACCTGACTTAGTAATAACAACCATATCATACTTCTCATTATATCCATACACCCAGGTCTTTGCTTTGTTTTTATTTAAAAGCACGGAATTAGTAACAAGATTTTTTACCACATAAAACAATCTATTTTGATCGTCGCTCGGCAAATCCTTGTTTAGTTTGGATCTTGTCCCCATTAGTTTGATTAATAGTTATATTTTCTTTCTCAACATCTATTTTGTTTAATATATCAAAAGCATCAAATATTGCAAGCTTTTTAGTGGCCGCAGCGTTTTTTAATCTATCTGCTGCAAGCTCATCCTCTGGGTCTGGTTTTATTATATCCTCTTTAGCAACCTTAATAAGTTGTTCAACTGCTTTTCTCCCGGCTTCTATAATTTGTAATTTCAAAAGTTCTGAGCTCATAGTGTCATTGTTATTTGGTGGTCAAACATTCTATACAATTCATTACCATCCACCTCAAACTTATATTCACTATCAGGCTGAAAACTTACAGCCGTCCCCGCAGTTACACCATGTGAAAGTAAGTACTTGTTTGGAT